AAGGCGCAACGATCACCGGCACCGCTTATGGCCAAGGGTGGGAGCTGACCATTACCGCGGCCACGAGTGCTGGCTTCGACGCAGGGCAGTGGTACTGGCAGGCGATTGCAACTGCCGGCAGCGAGAAACTGACGCTCGGTGCTGGTCAGCTTGATGTACTGGCGGCATTGAACTACGCCGGATCGCCTGGCGCGTTTGATGGCCGCAGCCAGGCGCAGCAGGATCTCGATGCGGTGCAGGCTGCAATCCGCGCGATGATTGCAGGCGGCGCTGTGCAGCAGTACAGCATTGGAAGCCGCAATCTGACAAAGATGAGATTGGAGAGCTTGCTGCAGCTGGAGGCCAAGCTCAAAGCTGATGTGAAGCGTGAGCAGGCTGCCGAGCTGGCGGCCAATGGCCTGGGCAATCCGCACAACCTATTCGTGAGATTCAGCTGATGGCCAAGAAGCGCAGACAACAGGCGGCACCATCAGCACCGCGGCGGCGGATGTACCAAGGCGCGCAGTTCAGCAGGTTGACTGCTGACTGGGTGACAGGCAACACCAGCGCCGACAGCGAGATTTACGGCAGCGCGCAGAAACTGCGCGATCGCGCGCGGCAGCTGTGCAGGGACAACGACTACGCGCGGCAGGCATTGCGCGCGATCGAGGGCAACGTGATCGGGCAGGGCATCCCGTTTCAGTCGCAGGTGCGGATGCAGCGCGGCGGCAGGCTTGACACCCAGGTGAACGATGCCATCGAGGCGGCATGGCGGCAATGGACAACTGCGCGGCATTGCCACACCGGCGGCAAACTGAGCTTTGCCGACATTGAACGGCTAGTGATCCGCGCCTGCGCCGAGAGCGGCGAGGTGTTCATCCGCCTTGTGCGGCAGAGCTTTGGCGGCAGCACCATCCCGCTGGCGATGGAGGTGATCGAGGCGGACCAGCTGGATGATGGCCTGAATGGCCGCAGCCAGCAGGGCAACGAGATCCGCATGGGCGTGGAGGTGGACGGCTGGGGCAGGCCGATTGCGTATCACTTCTTGGCGTATCACCCCGGCGACTACCAGTTCAGCAACCAGCAGATCAGCACGCAGCGCCACAAGCGCATCCCGGCCGAGGAGATCATTCACCTTTACCGCGCCGAAAGGCCCGGCCAGACGAGAGGCGTCACATGGTTTGCCAGTGCAATCCAGCGACTGCATCACCTGGCGGGTTACGAGCAGGCCGAGGTGGTGCGCGCTCGAGCCAGCAGTGCGCTGATGGGCTTCATCACCAGCCCTGAGGGCGAGCTGATCGGTGATGACGTGATGGACGGCGAGCGCGTCTCAAACTTTGAACCCGGGGTCTTCAAATACCTCAATCCCGGCGAATCTGTCACGGTGCCGAGCCTGGATAGCCCCGATGGTCAGTTCGAGCCGTTCCTGCGCGCGATGCTGCGCGCCATGGCTGCAGGCATCGGATGCAGTTACGAGACGATCTCGCGCGACTTCAGCCAGACCAACTACAGCAGTAGCCGGTTGAGCCTGATTGAAGATCGTGACCACTGGCGCATTCTGCAATCGTGGATGATCGAAAACTTCCACCGCCGCGTGTTCCACGAGTGGATTGAGCTGGCAGTGCTGAGCAATGCGCTATCGCTGCCCGGCTACGAGCTGGCACCCGATCGCTTCAAGGCCGCGCGTTGGATGCCACGCGGCTGGGCATGGGTTGACCCTGCCAAGGAGGTGGCCGCATACAAGGAAGCAGTGCGGTGCGGCTTCAAGACGCTGGGCGAGGTGGTTGCAGAGCAGGGCGGGGATCTTGATGAGCTGCTGCTAGCGCGACAGTCAGAGCTGGCAATGCTCGATCAGATGGGCATCGTTGTGGACAGTGATCCGACGCAAGTCACAGGCGCCGGCCTGCAGCAGATGCAGCCATACCCAGAGACGCAACCGCCCGCTGAGGAGACTGCCTAATGGCCAACGTCAACGGCACCGAGATCAGCCTGATGCCAACCGCTGGAATGCGCGAGGAAGCTGAGCGTTACCGCGCGTGGAAAGCCGATGGCGAGCAGGGCGGCACTGATGTGGCAGCCACCAGAGCATCGCAGATCCTGAGTGGTGATGAGCTGTCGCCCGACACCGTGATCACCATGGCTGCATGGTTTGCGCGGCATGAAGTCGACAAGCAAGGGCAAGGTTTCAGCCAAGGCGAAGACGGCTACCCATCACCGGGCCGCGTCGCCTGGGCCGCTTGGGGCGGCGATGCTGGCCAAAGTTGGTCTACATCCAAGGCCGATAGGATTAAGGCATTGCAAGATCGCACGATGGAACGACCGTATCCCAATGAGCACGCGGCGCGATTGACCGATCCTGATCAATACGATGAGATCCGGCGCGTGAATGATGAAGGCGGCCCTGGCGTTGATTTCATCTATGGGATCAAGGATGGCAATACTGAGCTGCAGGCCATTCGCTTTGACGCGGCACGATTCAGCACCGACGAGGCCCGGCAATGGTTGAGCGACAATGACATGCAGGAGATCCTGTTTGAGGTGGCAACCGGCGAGCGGATGCAGCGTTCAGCGCCGGTGGCATTCACTCGATCAGCGCAGATCGCAGAAGATGACCGCACGCTTGAGTTCCCATTTTCAAGTGAGTATCCCGTTGCGCGCTACTTCGGCAATGAGATCCTGGCCCACACCCGCGAGGCCGTAGACCTTGCGCGGTTGAACGATGGCGCGCCGCTGCTGTTCAACCATGACCCGGACAAGCTGATCGGCGTGGTCGAGCGCGCATGGGTGGATGAAGACCAGAAGCGCGGCTACGCGCGGGTGCGTATGAGTCGCAATCCATTTGCGCAGGAGGTGATGAATGATGTTCGTGATGGCGTGCTGCGCAATGTGAGCTTCGGCTATGCGATCAACGATATGGAGCAACGAGGAGAAGACTTTATCGTGACGCGATGGAGCGCGCACGAGCTATCGCTAGTGTCAATTCCTGCCGACCCTACAATCGGAGTAGGGCGTTCACTGGATGCTCCGGTCGCGGCCACAGCCGCATCACTTGTCCCAACTTCTACCGACATGGAAGACACCACCACCGATCTGATGGCGGTGCGGGCTGAAGCGGCTTCAGAGGCTGCCAAGGCTGAGCGCACCCGCATCTCTGGCATCACTGCTATCACCGAGAAGCACGGCATGGCTGACCTTGGCCGCCAGCTGATCGAATCCGGCCGCAGCCTTGATGAGGCTCGCGCTGCCGTGCTTGATCAGCTTGGCAGCAAGGCGCAGCCTGTCAGCGAGTCCGCTGGCGACATTGGTCTCAGCGCCAAGGAAACCCGGGAGTTCAGCTTCCAGCGTGCAATCAACGCACTGGCCAACCCTGGCGACCGCAAGCTGCAGGAAGCCGCGGCATTCGAGCGCGAGTGCTCCGAGGCTGCCGCCGCACGCGCCGGCAAGGTTGCTCAGGGCATCATGGTGCCGAGCGAGGTGCTGCGCCGTGATCTGACCGTTGGTACCGCATCTGGCGCTGGCGATCTGGTCGGCACTGACTTCCGCCCCGGCAGCTTTATCGAGCTGCTGCGCAACCGCTCTGCACTGGCCGGCCTTGGCGTCACCAGCCTGACCGGATTGACCGGCAACGTGGCTATCCCGCGCCAGACGGCTGCGGCGACCGCCTACTGGGTGGCTGAATCGGGTTCGCCCACCGAGAGCCAGCAGACTGTCGATCAGGTCAACCTGTCGCCCAAGACGGTTGGCGCCTTCACCGACTACAGCCGCCGCCTGATGTTGCAGGCCAGCATCGACGTGGAGCAGATGATCCGCCAGGATCTCGCCACTGTGCTGGCGCTTGAGATCGACCGCGTGGGCCTCTACGGCCTGGGCAATACCAGCCAGCCGCTTGGCATCAAGTTGACCACCGGCATCAACACCGAGGACTTCGGTGCCGCCACCCCGACATATACCGAGGTGGTGAGCATGGAATCCAAGATCGCTGCGGACAACGCCGACATCGGCGCCATGGCGTATCTGATGAACGCCACCATGCGCGGCAACCTGAAGACCAAGGACAAGGGCACCGACACCGGCGCCTACGTGTTCGAGCCTGGCGGCACCGTCAACGGTTACAGCGCCGTCGTCAGCAATCAGGTTGAGTCTGGCGATGTGTTCTTCGCGGTGTGGAGCCAGCTGATCATGGCGATGTGGAGTGGATTGGATCTCACCGTGGATCCCTACACCCACAGCACCAGCGGCACCGTGCGCGTGGTGGCCCTGCAGGATGTGGACTTTGCGGTCCGTCATCCCGAGGGCTTCTGCCGCGGCAACAACACCCTCTGATGTTGATTCAAATCCTTAAGGACACGTCCATCAGGGGCGTGGCTGTCAAGGCAGGGCAGGTGGTTGATACCGAGCAATCGGACGCCATCGCCCTGATCAACATGGGCAAAGCGCAGCCGGCTCCGATTGTGGACCCGGTCCCGGCAGTTTGCCCGCAGCCTTTCCGCAAACCATCCCGCAAGAGGACCAATGGCCATCCATCAGCAGACGCTTGAGAAGCTGCAGCATTTCACGCTGCTGGCTACTACCACCATCACCGCCACCGGCAACCAGACCGGCGTCGATCTCCTTGAGTACGACGGCGACATTCAGATCATCTTGGCCGGCACTGCTGCTGGCGCCAGCGCTGATCTGACGTTCCGCATCGAGGAATCTTCCGACAACAGCACGTTCACTGCTGTGACCGGCGGCACCTTCACTGCGATCGGCAACGCTGCCTACAAGGAAGTGAAGACGCTCAACCACGACGACCTGAAGCGTTACATCCGCCTGAGCTGCACGGCTGAGACGGGCACCGCTTCTAGCGCTGTTACATGCTTCGGCTTCGGCTTGAAGAAGTACGGCTGAGCTGTTCAATGATGGCCCCGGCTTGAGCTGGGGCCTTTCCTAGACTGAGGCCAATTGCTACTGCACCATGGCCATCGCCAGCATTCCGAGCATCACGTTCACCCGACCGGCGAACACGACCGCCTATACCGCTGGCGATGTGATCGGCAGTGCAACTAGCGCGATCCATGAATTGACCGGCGCTGCAAGTTCGTCTTCGTTTGTATTTGTGCAGTCGATCCAGCTGCTGATTAACAATACGACGGTGCCATCCGGCATGGCCGGATTCCGCGTGCATTTGTATTCGGCGGCGCCTACCGCAATTCTTGACAACGCTGCCTATACCTTCACGACATCTGATGCTGCAGCATGGCAGGATAGCTACGACCTTGGCACGCCTGCTGTTCGTGGTTCTATGTTGCGCGTGCAAGCTTACTACCAGGGCGGCATCATGAAGCTGCAGCCGGCGTCATCCAGTTTGTACGCAGTGCTAGAGACCCTGGGCGCCTATACGCCTGCCAGCGGCACCGCTTATACGCTGCGCGTCAAAGTGCTTGAGGCTGGATTCTGATGATTGGCGCGCCGGTCTTCCGCTATGTGCTGACGCCAGGATGGGCCGGCGATAGCTTGGCGCGCGCTGCGCAAGCGGTGCCAAGCCTCGACCTCAACTTCGCCGTCACCAAGACTGTCGGCCCCCTCGTCGCCTTCACCCGCGCCAGCACCGCGACCTTCATCGACAGCGCGGGAACGCTGCAGACGGCGGCTGTGGATGTGCCGAGGTTTGACCACAACCCCACGACCGGCGAGAGCCTGGGCCTGCTGGTGGAGGAGCAGAGGACAAACCTTGTTCAGCAAAGCGCAGATATCTCTAATGCTTATTGGGTAAAGACAGAAACAACCGTAACTGCCAATGCCATTGCCGCGCCTGATGGCACTACGACAGCAGGCAAGCTGATTGAAAGTACAGCCAACAGCCAACACATTTTGAATTCCGCTGCAATTACATGGGTTGGAAATACCCAATACACAGCCACCTTTTACGCTAAAGCAGGTGAACGATTTAACTTTGACATTCTTTTCGGCACTGCCGGAAACTGGGTAAACAGCGAGCGTGTTGCAACCTTTAACCTTAACACTGGTACTGTTTTATTCCCTCCCAATTCGCCCGCAATTGCGTCCATTCAGGCAGTAGGAAATAACTGGTACAGGTGTAGAGTTACTGCCACGACAACAGCTTCACCGTCTGCCAGCGCCGTCTTCATTCGCATGGCGGATGACGCTGGTCTAACCAGTTACCAAGGCATTAACGGCCATGGCCTCTACTTCTGGGCCGCCCAACTAGAAGCCGGAGCCTTCCCCACCAGCTACATCCCCACCACCACCGCCGCAGCCACCCGCAGCGCGGACGTTGCCAGCATCACGGGGGCGAACTTCAGCTCCTGGTATCGGCAGGATGAGGGGACGATTTATGGGGAGTACATTATTACCGTTGCTACAAGCGATGGCACCCTTACATCTTTTGATGACGGCACAGCTAACAACAGATGGCAGCAACGTTTTACATCAATTGGCCAACGTTATAGGCTGCAATCTGGCGGCGTAAGTTTAGTAGACGACATCAGCACGAGCGCACCTTTAATCAATGCAACAAACAAAGTAGCGCACGCTATTAGGGCTGGCGATCAACGCCACGCCGGGAATGGACTCTTAAATGCCATTGCGTTAATTGCGTCTCCACTGCCAACGGTAACTCAGCTTCAGATTGCAACAGGCCCAGGAGCCGGCAACGCAGGACGCATAACCATCCGCCGCCTCACCTACTGGCCCCAGCGCCTCCCGAACAGCACCCTCCAGGCGATCACGCAATGACGCACTACCTCCGCTTCCCCGACGAATTTACCGGCATGGCTGCGCTGGATGCTGCTGGCCTTACCACCACCAATGAAGACGGCGACACCGTGGTGCTCACCGCCAGCCACACGCACGCCTTGGATGTCATCGGCCCCATCTACAAAGGCGGCACCTTTGACCCCGACACCGGCGAGGTGCTTACCCCACCCGTGCTCCTGAGCGGCTGGCACGTCAACTACATCGGTGAGCTGCCTGAAGGGTGGGACGCCTATCTCGTCGAACCCAAACACCCATCGAGGATATTCGCGTGACCATCACCGAGAACCTAGACGCATTCCTGGATGACTTCGGCGTGACATGCACTGCCGGAGCAGTGACTGCGCTGGGCATTCTTGACATGCCATCCCAAGTGCTGCTAAGCGACGCAATCCTGAGCACTGACTACACCTTGACCGCACGCGCATCCAGCTTTGGCAGTTTGAAGTATGGCGATGCAATCACGGTGGCAGGCACTGCCTATACGGTGCGCGAGACGCAGTACATTGACGATGGCGCAATGGTGCAGCTAGGACTGCAGAAGACATGAGCGCACCGATCCGCAGCAACACTCGCGCAGCATGGGCCGCTAGCAATCCGACCCTGCTGGCTGGTGAGTTTGGCCGCGAATCAGACACCGGCAACATCAAGATCGGCAATGGCGCGCAGCGATGGAGCCAATTGCAGTATCACGGATGCCCTGGCTACTGGGGCAGCTTCTGGGATTCGACATCGCAGTATGTGGCGACGATCAACACGCCAACCGCAATACTGCTGCGTTCTGGCGACTTGAGCAACTACGGCGTTGCAGTTGCATCAGGCAGTCGTATCACGG